TGCCCAATAGCAATAGAAACAGCATTAGCAGATGCAGTTGTATTTACACCAGTGCCACCAGAGACTGTTAAAGTTTCTCCACCATCAATTGCATTTGCGGCTCCTGAATCTGCAGCAATAGTCCAGGATGTTGAAATAGCAGTGGTAGTAACAGAAGTTACAAGACCTTTTCCGTTTACAGTAATAGTAGGAACTAACGAAGCCGAGCCAAAAGCACCTACGGTACTGTTAACAGTATCAAGAACAGTAGTCAGAGTGATGTCGCTAGAACCATCGAAAGATGCTGCAGAAGCATCCACGTCGCCATCTATAGTAATAGTACGAGCAGTAGCAAGCTCGGTTGCAGTAGTTGCATTACCGGCTAAAGCCGCAGTAATTGTTCCAGCACTAAAGTTACCTGAAACATCTCTAAGAACTAACTTGCTGGCGGTATTAGCACTAGTTGCTGCTGTGATAATATCAGTATAAAACTTACCTCCGATTGCATCAACATCACCTGCTGCGCCTCCTGGTCGTCCAATAAATAGTTTACTACTATTAGCTGAATATGCTAATTCACCGTTGGATAGGGTTGTTGGTGCTGCCGTACTAGTACTTCTTTTGATTAAAATTGTTTGAGCCATTTTAGGTTCTCCGTATCTCTAGCCTTAAAAGGCTCCTGCATCAAGTAAGTCGGATCCGTCTCCAGCTGTTCCTACAATTATAGGAACCCACTGAAACACGCCTGGACTTGTCTCTCGGTATATTTTTACCTCATTATCATCTGTATCGTACCAACTATCGCCTTCTTGAACATTTGCCCCAGTTGGTGTAGAATCTGTGCGAAAATCTTGGTCAGCTAACTGCTCTAGAGCGGTTTGCACGTTAGTAGCTGTAAGGTTGCCATAAGGTGTGAAAGGTAAAACTCCTGCACTACCTGAAGATACAGCTATGCCTCTAGCCTCTATGGTTGTTACTGCGGGGGTTATATTGACTGTGGTATTATCTTCGGAAATGGTAACAGTAGTTACAGACTCGGATACATCTAAAGTAGTGCCATCTGACATTATCTTGTTACCTCCTGAGTGACTGTTGCCTCCCCGTAGAGCAATCTAGATACAACTGTATCACCACTTGTGTAGATTTCTAGGTCATAGTAGAATATTCCGGCGGTTACAGCAGAGGATACACTATTTCCTAAAATCATTTGTATCTTGCCATTAGTAGGGCTAGCAATGCTGCAAGTGAAGCTAGCCGAAAGAGTAGAAGAACTCTTAGTAGGGCGTAGCTGCGCCCTGGCAGAGTAACCAGTTAAGTCTTTAACTACTCCTGCCTCTTTAATTGTAAACTCTACGCTAAAGTCGGAACCTTGATCAATAACCAAGTCGTATCGGGCTGCACTCATTTGATTTTCTCCATTACAGAATTATAGCTAAATTGAGATATTATGTCAAGGATTATTTTTTTCATGGTTGCAGTGAGCTTAGGTTGCCAATCTTGACTCGCGCTGCTCCGGTAGCATCTACAACTATTAAACCATTATTATTCATATACGTTCTACTATTTCCGCTTGAGGAACTTCCTGCAGTTTCCCCTAGCTCTGTGATTAACTGAGTAGCTCCTATTGTACTTGTTAGAGCTATAGTTCCTGCTACCTCAAGTGAGATGCCATTCCATCTGACATAGTTTGTTGCTCCACCTATATCGAGTTCATACTTCGAAGAGGAAGTATTATACCCTAAAAAGAATCCTTCGTCTCCTGCTACTGATGAGCCATATGTGCTTTTACCTATAGTATGAAATACACCGAATTTATTAGCAGAATCACTACCTAAAGTCATTGTACTACCAATACTGAGATTATTACTAAAGATAGCATTAGCTGTTATCTTATCAGCACTTAATGTGCCATCTACGATTACACTGCCAGGAAAGGTCTCTACAACTAAACTACTAAAGTCTGCTGTAGCAATACTAACATTACTACTTGTTGCTGACAACTGATCATATATACGAGTGCCTGCTATAGAATTATTATTATCTGTAACTGTAATTCTATCATTCGGTCTTATATAGCCATCCTCTGCTGCATTTATAACCAGTTGCGCGATGGCTTTAGCTGCTGCAAGGTTAGGAGTATTATTAGAAAAAGAGGCTTGTGCCCATAATGCCGCCGTACCTGTGGTGGCATTCCCTGGAATATCAAAAGTAAATATGCTTCCTCCACGAGGGCCTGCTGCCAAAGACTTAGTAAGGCTAAAAGTAAATATAGCAATTGGTGTGGAGCCTCCTGTAGAGTTATCAATAATTGGCACATCAAAAGTTGCATATGTAGGAGTAGGGCTATTGACAAAAGGATCTGTAAGATTACTCTCTATTTTTATAATACCCGCTGTACTGTTAGATACAGTACTGTTACTGGTTGATACTAGCACAGGAGTGACAGACCCGCTGGGAAGAATATTGGTAGAAGTACCATATCTAAATGTATTAGCAGGATAATTACCAGACACATCTGCCTGATCATTAAACGTTAGTTCTTGAGTTCCTTTGAAAGCCTTAATTTTACTGGCAAAGCTACTAATATTGCTAATAACACCGTTTATATCTGCAATAAAATTGTGTGTACCATTTGTAGCTGTGTAAGTAGAGCCGTCTGAGCCTACAACACCATTTTGGTATAACTTTGCAGCCGTAAAGGTTATGCTATCTGTAGCCGTATAAATTACTTGAGCAGAGCCAACACCTACAGTATCTGTCATAACTACTTTGAGTGTTTGTGGCATATCTGCAAAGGCACCTGTCGGCTCATAGAGATAAGTAGAGCTATTTAATCCTGGCAAAGCGGCTGTGGGAGTTCCTGTGATTGTCCAGGTATAAGCTAAAGCCTGCGAACTAGAAGTGTTAGCGGTAGTAGTAGTAACAGCAGTGCTACTAGCATAATTGGTTTCTATTGCATCCCCTGCAATATTATAAATAAAGTTTTGCGTCGCACCGGGGTCTATCTTAATTAGCCTAGGAGAGTTTAATGCTGTACTATCTCCCGCTACAGCAGGATCACCAGATAAAGGATAATACAGGGAGGGAGTTATCTTTACAGAGTGCCCTGCATGCTGTGATACAGTATAGACTTTATATCGTATTCGATAGTATCTTGTTGCCGGAGTCTCGCTAACAGGGTCATGAAAGATCCTATTACTAGATGTACCAATAAGAGAATAAGTAGTACCTACATTAGCTAGATTATCATCAGGCTGGAAGTTTGCTGTACTCCCTCTATGAATCTCTGTTATGTGCGTATATACATTATGCTTGGCTGAGTTATCCCAAGTTAGTACTATCTCACCTAGATTAGTACTAGTAGCTGATAAATTGCTAGGAGGTATAGGTATGGTGCCTACTACAGTTGGATTATTTGGCCTCTGTGTAATACCCGAGCCCTCACCTTCTGCTTCTACTATGTAAGCATCATCATTGTGCTCATCTGCTGTAACATCTACTAAACCGTCTTTCTTAAAATTAAGGTTAGTTATACGAAATGCTTTGTCAACATATCCGAAGCGAGGGTATGTGAACTCTATAACACTACCTGCCAGCAGCAGTAAACCTCTAGGAGACATAGTAAATTGTACTTGTAAGCCATAGCGAGATTCATCTAAGTATTGCTTTATATTAAATCTAGCATTATAGTAGTTAGTAATTCCAGGCATGCTAAATTGCCCTTTCTTCTGTATGCCTTTATCCTCTTTTAAATAGGTAGAGTTGAAGAAAGAGACACTTCTACCTTCAAACTTATTGTGAGGGTCTATGATAGAGGTAGAGACATAGTTCTTGCTATTCTTTAAACCTTTATCTGTGAGCTTGATAGTACCTACAATATCATCTTCACTGATTTTCTCAGGATAGTATGTAATACCATTATCAATATATGTAAGAGTTGCACTCTTCTTGCTCTTAACATCAAGCTCATACTTACCTACAGAATAACGAAGGATTCCGTTGAATTGTTGCAGCATTTTATTAATATTATCAAACAAGGGGGACTTAGTGCTAATCACTTGGTTCATCTGATGCCGAGTAACGTTTCTCTGAGAACTATCGTCCCACCCTATATATCTCCAATACTTAACATCATCAGCATCATATAAGCTATACCCAGAAGCAGCGAAGTTTAAGGAAGATGGATTATATTTTTTAACTATAGGATTACCGTTGGCTGAGGACACACCTGCCTGAAGAATATCAGCAGTAGTAGAGCCATTACCAATAAGTACTGTAGTTAAGTGCCCCGAAGTGGGCGCAGTTGTTATTGTGCTACCTCCTCCAGTGTAGGCTTTTCCATCATTCCAATATAGGTCACCTGATGCGAACACTTTCCAGCTATTCCACTTAGTACCTAACTTACCTATACAGTCTGTAAAAGTTACCTGCTTATACCCTCCAATAGTTTCAAAGCTATGCACTTTTCCACGCCATTGATAAGGTGCACTATCTGGATAGCTCCACTGATCATCCACAACTACAGTGGTTCCAGAAGGAACTACTACAGTAACATCTGAACGAGTGTCACACTCTCTAGCTGCAGAAATCCACGTTGGAAGATTTATGTCTTCAATAATATCTAAGCCTTTACCGTACCTAATATTTGTCATATAATCCAGCAGTTGCATGGCAGGGTTAATTGTTATGCGTCGATCTCCAACAGAACCAATTGAGTACTTACTAGTAGAACTAGGAAGATTTGTGTAGTCCCATGGTTCATCAACCATGGCCACTTTAGTGGTACCTCCTATATAATCTACAATGGTTCTTACCTGAGTATAGACTGCTCCTCCTACGGTATCTGTAAGAGTTATCTTATTACCGGTATAATAGCCATTAGCAGTACTTGTACCACTACCAGTGTCTAAAGCTATTGCATTTTTAACATATACACGAGTGATACCTGTCGTATCTGTTAAAGCTGCAATATTATCAATAACATAAGAAGCATAGCTGAAATCCCCATAGCTAGAGGCTAAGATACCTGAGTTACTAGGGTTATATACACCTATTATTGCTGTGGCGTGGCTAATTGCAAAGATCATCTGAGCAGAAGGAGTTCCTAAAGTAATTTTACTGCCTATTGTCCCTACAGTAGCATCTGTGATATTACTACCTGCCCCTATATTAGACAAACTAGCGTTATACATATCCATAGGCTCTATGGCGGATACTGCTGCATGGTCCCATGCTTGCATATGCCAGTACTTAGTACCTTTCTTCATATAAAACTCAGTACTACCACTCAAAAAATCTGTACCAATAGAAAACCTAAATCTATGGTCTGCATCCCCGTTAACATCGTAACTAGACCACTTATCTATAATAACCGCTGAAGAGATAGGAGTGCCACCCGACTTGAATAGTTCGACAGTATCATTTAAATTAAAATCAGATACATGGTTATGGTCCACAGCATCATGGGTAGAATCTACCTTATAACTGCCATCATAATTATAACACTCAGGGTCTCTGCCTCTTACTACAAATTGCATCTCAGGCAGCGTTGTTTCACCATCTGCAATTGTATACTTTCCTACAACATAAGCAGTGTCTAGCACTTGATGAGAAGGACCCCAATAGAGCTCATTACCTGTATAGTAGTCACTCTGAACTTTAAAGTTTCCGGCACTTGCAAGAGAGACTAGGGTACTATCTGCAGCTTGATTCGGTTGTCCTGAGTGGAACGTAAAGGAGGCAGATATAGGGCTAGTAATTGTATGACTGCCCTCATGCAATATCCCCGTAGCTGCAGCAGATGTAGCGTTGTTCGTACCCGTATCTGTAATCCGAAAGGATGTACCAAAAATATGCATAGTTACAATAGGTTGCCCATTTTTCCCTAGGGAAGTACTAGTATACCCATATCGACTGGCATTGGCATCTTTGTCACTATAATGGTGTAGAGTATCTCCTCGATCTTGTCTGCCGTAACAGACTACTTCTACCGCATCTGCATCATAGGTAGCTCCTGTAGTACTACGAACATCCTCATCCTGAGCATCTAGACAGATAGTAGTATTATCTTCGATATGTATATCAAGCACACCCGCTATAGGGCCTTCACATAATGCATCTACTCTGTAAACCTCAGCAGAGTTAGTTTTATGCGTATCTACAAAAATAGGAAAAGAGTCAATCTTATGTACCCCGTAAACAACAGGCAGCATTTTAGCCTGAGTATTGAACTGAAGATCCGTAGTACGAGGAACATCAACCGAGTACTCTCTTGACTCCTTGCCTCCTAAGAGCCCACTAAGTCCTCCAGAACTTACATTTTTATAACGTATCTCTTTAGTGTTATAAGTAGCTATGGCATTAATTGCTGCATTTGAATGTAAGAAGCCTAAATCAGAGGCATAAGAAGGCTTAATTACAGATTCAAGATCGGGAGTACTATCTGCCCTAAGAGCTCTGTGTGTAGCATCATCAGTTAGACGCCCCTGCACTCTTAAAAAGTCCCCCCAATGGCTAGAGAGTGTCCATTGTATTTGGGAAGAGTCTAATTTTTCTGTAATAGAAGCTCCGCTAGTTATACCTTTAAAATATAGGAAAGGTTCTCCGATAATAGTTCTATCAGAGGGATTAATATGAGCCTTATATATAAGTACCTCTCGGTTGATATAGTTAGTGTAGCTAGTGCCACTCTTATCGGATAGAAGTATATTAAGCTCTTCTGAGGAGAGTGTTAAAGTGTAATTTTGCGCGACTGTCTCAGTACCAATAGAACTTATCTGGGTATATACAGCAGTCTTACCTCCATTTCTGAAACCATCTATGCGTATATAAGTACCAACATGAACAGGGTTTGTGCTTACTGTACCGGTTCCTGTGCCTACCCCTGTTGCTGTAAATGTAGTACCTACAAGGCTATTAGCTGCACCAATAGTAGTAAAATCTGTCGAGCCTTTTGTTGCTATAGTATAAGAAATACCTATTACAAAACTTCCTGCTGTTATAATCTCTCCACTAAGAAGAATCTTATCCCCTTCTTGGAAGCCAGCTGCAGGTAAGTCAATGTCTGTGAACATTTCTGTAGTTGCGGCATCAAAGGTTGCACTAATACCAGCAGTTGCCCCTAAGCTGGAAGAGTCTAAAGTCATTGTAAGGTTAGAGGCTTTTGCTAGGATACTTTCATTGATAGTACCTAACTTAGTAAGCTTATTCGCTCTATAAGTTTGAGGGCCTAGGTCTGTCCCGTCTATATCTGTAGCATCATCATTATATATAATATCATACTGTGAGTCTGTGATATAAGTATAGTCGGTAGCTATGCCCCTAATCTTTCCACCATTCTGAATAACACTCTGCGGTTTCTCGAATTTAACCAAGTGTACTACGATAAAGGGGTCATAGTTTAGTAGGGAGGTTTGTAGTACGGAGTCTAGTGTGCGGATAGCCATTAAATTTGAGCCTCTTCTAGCTTCAAGGAGAAGCTGTATAAATTATTGGTGTTTAAACTATACTCTGATACATCACTAGAGAGTACAACTCTGAATTTAGGGTCGTTGAATATTATCGAAGCACTAGAGCTTACAGCTCTTTGTAGTGCTGGAATGAATTGTATTAATTGATGATTGTCTCCAGGAGATCCATTCTCATTAATAATAGAGGTATCTACACGAGTCACTTGGTATGCCTTTAGATGGCTAGAGTCTGAGGAGTCTGATATAGTAAAAATATCTCCAGGTTTTGCTGAGCCTTTAGCAGCAGGAGTATAACTAGCATTTGTTATTGCTATACTTGTATCGCCAGGCGCTGCTACTAGAGTGTTAGTGAAAGTATTAGAAGCTACAAATGTAGCAAAATCAGTGTCACGCGGGGCTTTATACTGTGGCAAGGAAATGTAGAAAGGAGTCATAGAACCTCTTTTCTGAAGCAAGAAAGTATATATAGGCTCAAACTCCTCTCTAGTCATAGGATTATATGAAACACTTATATTCCACTTATGCCCAGACAGCTCTCTACTTATTAGTCTTCCTGAGTTAGTACGAGTGTTCATAATCTTATGCTCAGAGCCTAGTTTTACAGACTTATAGCCGGGGCCGTATGTTGACCCCGTAGCTTGTCCTGTTACTGCAATTGCATTATTGGGGTCTGGCAGGATATTAGAATATGCCATTAGTATGATTTCTCCTGTACAGTTTCTAAGAACAATTCTCCATGTTCATTTGCTGCTTCTCTTAACATTCCGATTATGTTTCCTCTTTGATTCATTAGTAATTCTTCCACACCCGCAGCGTCTACTGCGCTAATAGAGAAATTCACGTTAGTCATTCCACCAGTGTTCTGTCCAGAAGGTATGATTTCGCCAGGCACATCTGGCATGAACAGTTCTGGACCTTGTTCGCCTACGACAAAGCCTCCAGCTGCACGTCCTTTATATCCAGAGAAGGCTGAAGTAGGCTTAAAGTTAGTCATGCCTGTACCAATTCCTGAATCTCCTCGTGCAAAGGCTTGCTCCCCACCAGCATTATTACCTTTAGCTAAGTCTACAGAGGCGCTTCGTGAGCCTACGCTTACTGCTGAAGGCATGGAGGAACCTGCACCGGAAGCTCCTGATTGAAAAGATGTTCCAGAAATAATAGATAACTGAGCCACACCCATGGCACCCATCATAGCAGCTAATGCTATGTTCCAAGGACCCCAGGGCTTGCTACCTAAGGCTCCCATTACTGCAGATGCAGTGCTTATAACGGCTCCTGCCATCTGCATTTTCTTATTAACCTCGAAAGCTTTCTTAGCTGCTTGCTCTTTCTTTTTCTCTAATGATTTAATTTTAGCCATTGAAGCTGCGGATTTTCCGTCTCGCTTCTTCTCTGCCGCTATTTCACTATCAATATTTGCTATTTTTGCCTTACTCGAAGCGGCCATCATTGAACCAATGGCTTGAACACCTGCTGCTGCTGCTGCTAGTCCTGTTTCCATAGTGAGACCTTTGCCTCCTATCTCTTCAAAAGCAGCACCAAAAGCTGATGAAATCGCAAAAGCACCGTCTACAACGGAGGTTATAAGCTCTCCCTCTGGGCCTAGCTTACTTAGCTCTGCCATCATTGGACTCATCACCTGCTGATTTGTAATGGCTGCCCCACCCTCTTTGAGCCTAGCTAGCTCTCCAGACAGATGAGCAGCGCCCATGCCAGAACCTTGAGTTTCTGAAATTACTGCTGAATCTGCTTTAGCTACTCCTATCTCAGCAGTTGTGACTGCTGTTTGCTGCTTTTCAAATGCAATAGGATCCTTCTTGTCTGTAATCTCCAGAGTATTTTTCTCATTAGTTAGAAGGATGGCGGCTGCGGTAGCGGCGTTATTCAGTCTCATAATATCACCTGCCCGACCTTGCACAAGATTAGCTGCAGCTGTAGACACAGCTAACGCATTCTGCTCTTCTCTAAGGGCTGTCAAAGAGGCTAAATATGCACTTGCACCTCCTTTTACATCTTTGAACAGCTCTTCAAACTTTCTAAGGGCTTCAGCTGCTGCAACGGACTCGTCTCCGAATACGTCTTTAAAACCATCTCCGGTAGCTTTTACAGTCTTTGATAGAGACCTAAGTGCGGACTCTGCAGCCCCTACATCTCCCTCTGTTAGAACAGCTCCTATGTTACTTAGTCCATCTTCTAAAACAGCTAAGTTTCCTGTAGCTCTTCGAGCCGCATCTTCTATATTTTCTAAAGATGCCACATCACCAGCTTCTATAGCTGCTAAGGCTTTAGGACTTAAAGCTCCTATAGCTGCTAATTTTTCTTTTATCTGCTCTAAAGCATGTGCTCTCTTATCTGCGTCTTTGACACTGTCTCCTATATTGAGAGCTTCTTTTAGCAAACGTGAAGCAGGCAAGCTACCTAAGGCAGTAGATCTCTGTTTTTGTAAACTAGCATTTAAGGTATTTATTCCTTGAGAATACTCAAGGGCTGAGATGGTACCCGCATCATAATCAGCTTTTAGAGATTTCATTCCTCGCTCTTTATTCTTGGCAATACCTTTGACAATTATATCTAACTCTTTGCCTGTGTCTTTTATAGAGTTTTTTAGATCGTTATAGGATTCTTCCAGTTCAGCAGCAGCCACTCGTGTATCTTGAAAGTTTTTAATACCTTTTCCAAAATCTGACCCTACAAAAAGCTCAGCACTAACAGCTACCTTATCCCCTAACTTTTCCATAGCATCAGTAGCTGCAGTAGTAGAAGTACTAAGGAGGTCTATAGGATCTTCCCAGCCTACATACTTAGCTATTGCGTTAATCCCCGTTACTATGGTATTATATATTCCTGACCATAGATTCCCAACAGTATCAATAAACATACCGATACCTTTAAGAACTATTTTAATAATAAAGTCAACTCCTTTTAATATACTCACCAGTATAGTATAAGGAGCTTGCATGATCTGCTCACCAATTTCCAGAATCATTATAAACATACCTATAAATCCGGCCATTTTCATAGCTTTATTTATAGCACTGCCCATACGACCTGCGGCTCTGCCGATAGCTACTAAAGCTTTAGTGCCTGCAAGCTGTATTTTCTTAAACTGAAGTTTAGCTGTCATCCCTAGCTGTTTAAGACCTAGTTGAGCTCTTTTAATATAACCTTTACGACTATGCCCCATCTGCTTTAAAGACACTTTTAAACTATTTAGCTCCGCTTGAGACGCACCCTCAAATATGCCTTTGCGCACCTTCCCGTGGGTCTTATATTCCTGTTCTGCCTTTCGTAAATGGGCTTTTAACTGACCAATTTGTTTAGGATCTGTAAGAGTACCTTTTTGTGCAGAAGTAATTAACTTAGACTTTCTAGGGCCTAGTGCCTTAGCAGACCCCTGAACACTTTTAGAGTTAGCTGCTTCCAGTGCATCAGCAGTTTCTTTAATCTTTAATCTATATTCTTCCATGTCCTGTTTAGCAGCATCTACAGATTTTTGCGAACCCGTCTCAAAGTCCTCAAATTTCTCTTTAAGCTCGTCCATGGGTAACATACTTTTAAGTATGGATAAGCCTAAAGCGCCAAATACAGCCACAGCTGCAAGGGCACTACCTGTAAGTACTTTAGCTAAGCCTCCAAATATGGGCATAAGAAAGTCTGTAACTGCCCGAATAATGTCCTCAAAGGTTTTAGATAGCTCTACGAAGGGATTAGCTGTTCCTTCCATAGAGCCAAACATATTATTTAACTGTCTCTGAGTTTCGATAAGCACTGCTTGAGACCTTTCAAAAGCTGTTAACTCATCTGCGGACTTACCAATACTTCGTCCATATTTTTCTGTTGCAGTAGCAAGTCTGAGAGTTATACCTAATTCATCTAGTAATTCGGGTTCTGCTTTGGAGGCACCTCGTATAAGTCGATCGAAGGAGTCCTCGAAGCCCCTGCCTAAAGCAGCCGAGGCTTTGCGAGCACCCACAGCTAAATCCTCTAGTTGCTTTGGTGAGAAACCTTTTGCTACGCCGATCGCCGCTGCTTCAGCAGCTTCCCTGAATCCCAACATACCATTAGAGGCCTCCCGTAAGGAAGCTGTGATACTCTGTAGAGCTAGACCAGTGTTAGCCGCGTAACTTTTTTGACCCTCTTGAAGGATACTAACGTCAGCGGCTCGTTTAAAAAAGTTAAATGCGGCGGATACAGCAAATACGTTCGCTGCTAGTGTTGCGTATGCAGGTACAAGACCACCAGTAATACCAGTAGTCATTTTAGCGAAGCCTTTGGTGCTATTAGAAGTAAGTCCTGCCACCCCTTTCTGCTGTTTATTATATCTAGTGGAAGATTTGGTGGCTTTATCTACTGCCGCTGCTGCCTTTTCTGCGTGTTTGCCAACAGCTTGAAGACTGCCATCTTCCAGAATCTTAAATTTGACTGTAACTGTATCATTCGCTGCCACTAGTGCTTTCTCTTTAGCTTATCCCTCTCTCTTTTAAGCTGTTCTTGAGAGTCTTTGATAGCCCTTGATTCTAGGTAAGTTAGAATCTCTAAAAATAATTCTGTATCCTCTACTCCGTGCATATCTATATAGAAGGGTAAATTTGTGAAGTCTTTTCCAGTATACCCAATATCAGGGTAAACTCTATCGCCCAATGCTGCGAAAGTATTTAGGGCTAAAATTGCTATAAGAGGAAAGTCATCCCCGTCTGGAGGAATCTCATCCTCATCAGGTTCTTTGCCCATTTGTTCGCACATCTTAAAATAACGCTCTCGCGTCATTTTAGAATCACTATTTTTGAAGTACCTTTCCAGGCGTTCCAGTAACTGGTCTTTCTGGCTTTGAACGAAAGTTATCTAAATCAAAGACTACCTCGTTGAGCCAACCATCGAATTCAGTAGAGGAACTTACTAAAGTCTCGGCATTATCTAGTGAATATTCTAGTTCTTGCGTAACGTCCTGTCCTTCAATGTCTACTAAAATCAAAGTCTCGAGATGGGCAAGGGTTAAGCCTTTCCAGTTTTTAACTACTCCTTTAGTGAACTCTACTACGAATTTATCTTCGTCTAGTGTCTCTACAGCTTGGCGTGTTTTACGATCAAACTTTGTAGTAGTACACTTCTTACGAAGTCCAGTTAATTCTTTTCGCGATAAGTTCGCTACTTCTACTTCAAATCCCGGTAATCCCGGGAAGTCAATCCAAACTGCTTTGGTATCGACCATTAATGTTTTTAAGTCCATCTTTATTCCTTATATGTTATTAAATTTAAGTTTGCTACCTAGGTCGGTAGGATTGTCGTTCATTTTCCAGTCGTAAGTTTGGGTAAATACATCTTCAACACTGTTTCTGTTGGTAAAGGAACAATTAGTTAAATCTAATTGAAACCCTTGTGTCGCACTTTCTCCAGCCTTGATTATAATAGGTACACCAATCTTCCAAGTCTGTACGTCTGCATTAAAAGTATCAGTGACGTACTGACCTACTGAACCTGAGAGTATTCGTTTCTCTAGTGTAAAATTCGAGGGGTACATAGAAGTCGCTGCATCAGTGACTAATAGTGCATCATTGACGGTTTCATACGGAGTCCATTTAATATCATTTTGCAACTCTATAGCAACCTTGTAGAGACCGTCTGTGAGGTCTCTGGAGTCTACTGACACTGATAAGAACCTAGATAACTGCTCAGTACGAGCATTCCTCGTAACAGTAGCTATAGATTCGCCTCTTGTCAGCTTTGACGCCTCTCCTTGAATGCTTAACTTGAGATTCTGTAATTTCTCAATTATGAATGTCCCATTAGTTATAACGCATTTTTCAAGTTTATAAACGTCGTTTGGTAATTTTACATATAAATCAAAAGTATCTAATGTATATGTGCCTGTCTTAAAATCTACTAATAGATCGAATATTACAGCTAAAGTAGCATCCGTAAGAGCGGGTATAGTGAACTCAAACGAAGCAGGATTTGCCTTCTTTATATTAGAGGCTTCATGCAGCTTATGCTGCTCATGTAAAGTCTTCTGAGGGTACGTTTTGTCTGTAAAAGTCTGACTAAAACTTATTTCTTCAGTCACATCCAGTCTGGTAGTAACAGCGGGAGACCCGTGTACAATATAAACTTCCGCTTCTTTTTTAAAACTATAAGTAGTCATACTGCTCCACAAAGTAAAAGGGGCTCAAAAAAGAGCCCCTACCTTTTCTATTAACATAGTATAGTCCAAAAGACCTCCCATGTCAAGAAATATTTTTACGCACCTACATACTTAACCGTAAGCTCATCAGTAAGATCAATATCTGACCCTAACGCATGGAAATTCACTTCTACAGAAATAACATCATCTATAGAGTGCGAGGGTACTTCCAAGTGGCACTGGGCTGCATTAAGTTCCAGACGAGGCGTATTAGCTGTTCCGCCTACCTTGAATCCAAGATTAAAGCTATTAGTAGTAGTAGTAGTGCCTCCAATAATATTTTCAAACAAATCCATACTTGAATTGGTTACATTACTCAGATAACAAGTAAAACTTCCTCCAATAGTACGCGTACCTGTAACGGCCCCTAAAGGCTGGTTAACAGTACCTATAGTCTCGGGAGTAAGGAATGTTATATTATTAGAAATATTAATACTGCCACCCGTTAAGGTTAAGGCATATGTCGTAGATGTGGGTGAGGTTGATACTGCAGTCAACTCAGTCAGACGATTACGGATAAAGTTACTAGTGGTAGCTATACCTTCGTATCGGGTCTTTGCTGGAGCACTGGACTCTTCTGTTATAATTGTACCCATACCAGACCAGTTGATTGTAGTAATACCATCAATATCAAAGTCAATAGCGGCTTCATTTACAGTACAGTTTGCAATTTTATAAACCACTGTATCAGTTACAAAGTAGATATTGGCTTTGGCTAACTCGGTTAAGTTTGAGTTAGCAAAAGTAATATCTAAGTCTGTAACATCAGCATCAATACCTGCACTTGTCCAAACTGCGTTTGAGGTGCCTTCAACAGGGGCTGCATAAGTGCCGTTACCTACCAACATAGCCCACAAAGGTTCTTCCACGCAATGCTGAATTGCATTATCATCTGCTCCACCGCTTGCCACGGTACCAGAAGCTAAAAAAGGTCTAGCGTATGTGGAGAAGCTCCACTCTGCAGGTGCATATGAATCTGTAAACATCTTACGCCCACGACGACTGACAGCGTTACCTGCTGACATCTCATTAAGAGTTACTTCGCTTGTGTTTGTAGCTTGTGAGTAAGAAAAACCATCTAATACTGGTATTTCCCAAACAGCACCTGCTGCTTCTGCACCTGCGGCGTCCAAGTATGCGATATAAACTTTGGTATCGCGGCTAAAAAATAATGTTGCCATTTGTATATTCTCCTATGTTATCTTGAAAAGACGTGGACTTGAACTTTTGCTCTTGCCAGTATTTTCTAGTATCGAACCTCTATTAGCATCTCACCGACACCTAAGGGCTCTAGCACACCTTCATCAGTATCTATACTAACTATTGTGATTTGTTGGGTATATTGAGTCGCACCATTGCGATCCTTATACATTAATCTTGAGTTTTCTTCTAATAAGGTTTCTACATCTTCCATAAGCTCATCTAGTGCTAATACGGAGTCTTCATCTTGTACATAGCATCTTAATGTTACAGATAGAAACCTGTCCTTATATCCTCCAGCCTGATATTCCCGTGTCTCTGAGCCAGCATTTAAGTGAACGGCAGGAAATTCCTCCACTTCATCCCAAAACTTCAAACGAGGAGAAACATTATCTCCTAAAGCAGTGAGATATAAGCCACTGCCATCAATATTCTTTAATTTTTCTACTATAGCTTGTACAATACCGAGCCGTCTTGTTGTATACTGCCTTGTGCTCATTATACTCTCCTAGTGTAGAATCGGCCTATAGCCATCTTTACTGCAATTTCTCTTATGGACTTATCAATTAGTTTACGGGGGTCTCTACTGCCATTTGACCATGATCCTTTGCTATTGTCTTCAAAAACTTGGTAAGGATTCCTCTGGTAAGTATAACCTATACTTGGCAAACCTTTTGGAGTCTGTATTATATTAGTGACCTGTGCTGATTCAGCGAACCTACCTGTTCTATTAACGAGGGCAGGCTCTTGCATATTATCTCTCACTGTAGAAGGCAACTCTTTATTAAGTATAGCTATCATTTGTAACATGCTCGAGGCAGGACTAGCTTTAGCTTTTCTAGCTTTTCTAATAGATTTCCTTTTTTGTATATTCTTTGCTAGTACGAGTTTTTGTTTTATATCTTTGCTTACTGCAGTCTTACTGTCGTTTTTCTTTATATCTTTACTAGTGACGGTAGTATTTTTTATTTTTCTAAAAGGTTTTAGTGCAATCCTACGTGCTTTTTTTATTTTTGACTGTTTAAAGGAGTCTGAACCCTCTAAGCTACTGATCAAGCCTCCCGCTTCCAAAGTACTTAGTGCAGTTGCTAAAGCCTTTTTAAGTTTTGTCATTTTCGCACCACTTATGCCGCCTTCCTTAGCGTTAGCTCTTTGAGAGCCTATAAATACTTCCATAGTTCCTGTAGAGCTATTTCGTATAATATCCAGATTTACACCTATACTAGAGAACCATTTCTTTACGGAGGCTCTTGATATCTTCTCTTCTGCTAACAAAGCATTATCTATTGCATCCTTTACTTGGGACTCTGCTATACCTTTTAAGTAGTTGTGTTCTAAGTTCCACAAGCTAGAAGCTTCTATATTCTTATGCTCTCCTCCCAGAACCTCTTTGATAGCATCGGAGATTCCTGCTGCAGTGAGCTTGTAAAGTTCATCATAAGATCTTTTTATCTGATTAAACCTATTCGCACCAGTTTCCTCAAAAGCGGCTTCTATCTTAGAAGGCGTAAACTTAGTTACTGTAACACCGCTATCTCTCTTAGATAGATTTACTAAATTCCTACCTGTACCTCTTATCAGTGCCTTTACATGCTTATCGCTAGTTTTTAGCACCTTATTCACTAGTACGGGTGTTATGTCTTCAAAATCTTTTACTAACCTATCCTTAATTCCTCTACGGATAGCCCTTCTAGTAACTGTGAATGTGTGCATACGCTTATTAGCAGTAACATCTCTGTAATCTTGGCTACTACGCTTAAGCTCGTTACTGAGCTTAGTCAGAAATTTCTTCTGCTGCGCTACACTCATTAGTAGTTCTTATACAAATCCAGAACTCGTTTGATGTGGTCTGGGTAAGCAATACTGCCTCCAGAAGCACCAGGGTTCTGTATGCTTGCACTAGCGATAGTTTGTCGCAATTTGTGCTCTTCTTTAAAGTAGTACCTAACTAAGTCAATTACTGCAAGCTTTAAGTCTTCAGGACAGGTTGCCCAGCCTGATGTATATACTACTTCCACAGCGCCTGGGCCTATAGGGAAGTTCTTGTATAAGCTACCTCCGCCCGATCTAAAAATGCTATCTGTTACAGTATCTAAGTAATAGTCAGTATTCGCAGCTAGAGTAGTATAATCACTACTAATTCCGGTTCGTTCTTTGACTGTTACAATAGCGTTAACAGGACTCCCTGTTAGCTGCACCGAACTTGATGCAAAGTTGATACTGAATGTTTCCGTTTTATTAACACTATAATCATCTACTATAGTGTTGTTACAATAAGTCTTTACTAATGCACTCACAGACGTAATTAAGCTAGAGATACGAGTGTCTTCCCCCAAGCCAGTAATCTTGGAGGCTAACTTGTATTCTTCCAACGTTATTAAATTTGCCATTTATAAGTCCATTAGTAAAAACTCGGGGGCGAACCCCCAAGTTTAGTTACTCTTCTAAAATTAAGATGCAGCGTATTCGATACGTACTGAAGGTGCATCACCGGCAGCGCCAGCGAACAACTCAGTAAAACCGAGAGACTGTGAAGCAACAATAGCAGTACGCTGTGCGGCTGTTTCATAGTCTGTTTCGATTGCAACACCGCGCAGACGAGGCACAACATAGTTGTGTACGTTTACAGCGATAGCAGCAGTCTTGTTAGCAGCAATGCTGAACTGGTCACAGATAACTACTGGAGAACCGTAAACAGAACCCATAGAACCTTGTACCTTAGCAGCCATATCTGATCCAACTTCACTAACGTCAGAGAAGCCAGGGTCATTGATCAAGTTGTAATACTCACCAACACTAACGATATAAGCAACATCAGCAGGATTAACTCCATACTTGCCCATCTCACCACGTGCAGACATAAGCATTGCAGCAGTCAAAGGAACAGAGCCGTTAACAGCGATGTCAGTTACAGAAGTAGAATCAGCAGCTAGGAATGAACCTGAACCGTCAGTTCCAGCTCCGCCACATAGACCTACGATGCTAGCGTTACCAATAGTGAATGCGCCGTCAATTGCACGAGCGTGAGCACGAGCCAAAGCAGACAAGATCATTGGAAGGATTGTAACTACTACTTGCTCATCAGTATCATTACCGATGTAAGTACCAGAGATCAAACGCTTAGCAAGAGCAGTAACTTCACGAAGTTCAAACTCATTAGCAGCAACCTGCGTTCGGTTTTCTAAGATGCCATCACCGATTCCGCCAGTAGCGAAAGTAGCAACGTTAGTGTCATCCATCAAAGGAAGAACTGTAGCACCAGAATTGACTTGCATTTCACGGAAGAGACCCGCAACTTTCTGCTGAAGACGTACTTCTTCTTCAAAAGTAGTTGCAACGATAGTATCTAAAGTGCCTGCGTTAGTGTCAAACTGAACACCAACTTTTTGCAGAAGGGCTTGTCCAAATGCAGTTCCGTTCATGCCTTTCTTGGTAATTTTACCAAGAACGTCAGCCATGAGGAAATCCTTACCGAACTTGGTAAGGTCTTGCTCACGCCCTGAGAAAGACTTCTTGCTGTTTTGCATAGCAGTGATCTCAGAAGACTTCTCTTCAAGGTCAGCTTTGTGCTCTGCTAGGATTTTAGCGATGTCAGCATCTTTAGCTTCCATCTTGGCTTCCATGTCAGCCATGAGTTGCTCAACGCCAGACTTAATACCAGTCTTAACGAGAATGTTTTGGGCTTCAACAACAGAAGCTTCTTTATCAGCTTCGGCTTTCTCAGCTGCTTTTTGCTCGGCTTGCTTCATTGCGATTTTAGCAGCTGTATCTTCAGCTACCTTCTTTGCAAAAGCTTCCAAGTCGATGTTTTGATTTTCCATTTTGATCTCCTGATCTGCGGAATCTAGTTCCGCGCTTTTCGGTGTGTTATCACTAGCTACATTTGAAGTATTAACTTCGTCCTTAGCCAGAGACTGACCGGCTAGATCTACACGATTAGTGAAAGTTTTTTTGAAGGCTTCGTACTCATCAACTGAGTCAAAAGACTTCGCGAGCGAAAAAGTAGCTTCTTGATTACAGGGTACGGAAACAACCGAAACCTCAAACAACTCAGCGTCCTTAATCATTAGTCCATCGGTTTCTTTAATGTAATCAGCATCCTTGACTCTGAAACCAACAGAAAAGGCTCCAAGAACACCGTCTTTAACAAGCTCAGCTACATTGCCTGGGGCACTTTTACTAATCCTGCATTCCAACTCTAAGCCACTAGGACCAGCTTTCATCCCTGTAGCGCGACCAATTGGTCTATCATAATCATGATTGAATAGAATAATTGGGTTTTTCTCGAAATTCTTTAAGCCACCTTTCTGCCAAGCCTCTGCTGATATTGTATCACCTGCGCGATCAAAATCAGCGGTGCTCGCCATTCCACGAATCAAAACAGAGCCGTCATCGGCCTGCTCAGACTTAAATGTGGAAGTGAGACTAAAAATCTTATCCATCTTTCTTCTCCACTTTAACTTTAGCAGGTTTAGCAGCTACAGGCTTATTAGCAGGTATTGGCTTCACGGGTGCTTTAGTTTCTGCAGGTTTTACTGCAGGTTCTACTTCGGACTTATCTAGGCACTTAACAAGTGGCCAAAACTGTGTACTAGCCTTTAGTGTTGTTATTGCGCCTCTATAACCTCCAAAAATACTGTTAAGCGTAGAACCCATAACCGGCTGATTTGAGCCTAGCTTGGCATACGCCTCTTCCTTAAGAATTTTACCTTCTTTAAGGAAGTAAGTTGTTAAACTTTTAAGAGCTTTATTAATTTTTACTTTATTCGCCATCTTCGTTGTCCTCAACTGGTCTGCCGCCTTCATTGGCGTCGACTGCAGATCCTGCGATGTTTGCAGGAACTCTGATCTCTGCGGTACCCTCTAGCTCTGGGAACCCTAGTCTTTCTCTGGCTTCAGCAGGAGTAATAATACCACCATTTACTAATGAAGTATAATATGCTGAAGAGTCACTTAACTCTGGCTGCAAAGCCGGAATCTCGGTAATGTCTTCAACACACTCGAAACCATAAAATCGAGTCATTGCAAAATTGATTTTTCTAACTATAGGAAGGATAGTCTCCAAATAGTAGAGTCGTAAATTTGGACGAATGTTAGCATTATTTCCAGAGTCCAAAAGAATTGGAGGGACTCCGAGTGCCTTCAAAATTATCTTTTCATTGTCAGCTATGCTTTGTTGAAAATCCAAATCTTTAAAATTTACGTTTGAGATAGTATCTACTTCGATACCACCATCTAGAATTAGGGGACGTCTTCCGCCAGCATCTGGGCTATAACGTTGCTGCCAAGACATGATCATACGTTCTTTAATCTTATCAGATAAAGTATTAGGTGACTTCAATACAAGACCAGGAACAGCACCGTTCTTAAAGAAGTTGTCTTGAAACTTACGCATAGATGAAATAAGATTCATCGTACGGGCTGCAGGACTTAGCCTAGGAACGCCTCTGTAGATAGAATGAAAAGAGTTTTCTTTGATATGAATGATTTCATCAGTACTAAAATCAACATCATTTAAAGAGTAGTGAGAGATATAAGTCTTGTCGTCTGCATGTATAATAACTTTTTCTGCAGGTAGATGGTACATATGAGCACCATCAAAATAGATAAAGATATTGCCGTCTACAATGAAATCTGTAATTAGGTTTCTTCGGAAGCTGTTAATATCTTGATAAGGGTTTGGTTCGCGGTTAAGTAGTGTCTCTACTTTAGCTCTCTTAATGCCTTTAACAACACCTTTAGTGTTAGTATTGGGTTTAACAAGAGTAGGAATCTCAGCACAATCGTCAACGATCATATTCACGCCACGATTGACTATCTCTAACTCTTCATACGCCCTCGTATAACTAAGAGTCAGTTCCCTGGAGCCTTCCTTTTTTCCAACATCAAATTGCTGGGCGGGATTCAACTTCTCGGTCCTACCTAATATATTACTGTACCAAGCCATGTTTTTCTCTTTGAATCTGTACCCAGCGCATCTGCTTCTTTGCAGTACCTAACGAAGGATCCTTACCGTAAATTGAATGTAGCTTTAAGTGGTGTGTATGACAAATAGTAGTTGTATGGTCATAAAGCTCCGCATGGTGCTCTTCTATAAAGTCATCTCTAAGTGCTTGTATATACTCAGGATTATGTTTGTTAGCAATAAGCCACTGATTTAACAGGGGCGTTAAACTATAGTAGTGATGAAAGTCTAACTGCTCTGTCTCATCACAAATCTCGCAAGCCGACCCTTTAATATACTTAGACTTAGCCCTGTCTCTAACGTATTTGATCGGGTCTCTCAATAGTTTAGGCATATAGTAATTCCTTTATTTGCTTAAAGCCTTCGCAAAGAAAAGTCTCTGTATTCCCATTTCTTAGCTCTCCAGTATTGTACAATTCTACGTCTGATAGTATGAACTCCTCCAACTCTAAGGCTGATTCATTGGAATCGCATTCTACTAGCTGTAATAATTTAGGTAGAGTTCCAGGTAAAAAATCATATTTGCGTTTATCCCAGTCTGCCGTTACACCCACTTTATGTAAACCTAATGCTTCAAAGTAGCACAAATAAACAAACTTAGTACTTTCTTTGTTTCCTGATGTAGAACAATTCGGGCAACCTACTAGCTTTACTAGGTTATTGTAAGAACTCTCCCATTCATATCCACAGGTTTTATGTTTATATAAAGCCTTTTTGTTAGCCCTCGTGTATTCACTCACTAGCTCATATTCAGTATCTTTTAAACGACTAATAATATTATCTTTATCTACAATGTTGTGCTTACCTGCTAAGGGAGACTTTAACTTTAACCTACTTGCTTTCTGTCTTATGGAAGGTTTAGTTCTACGCAGTATCTCTGCGGATTTTTCCAAACCTAATACAGGGTAGGTCTCCTTCAGCAACAACACATCTTCTTCTGTCCATCTTGCCATATCTTTCCCCCAAGAAAGTTACCGCGCCTGTTGGAGCAGGTTCAGGGTAATTAATCCCTTCGCGGTTTGGTTATATTAGAAATTATTATATCTTGTCTAACGTCGCTTGTCAAACACTATTTTTGCTTAGGTATCGCTAGAAGGATATATTTGCAGTCTGAAACGAATATCGCTAGAAGGATATATTTGCAGTCTGAAACGAATAAAGTGCGTAGCGAAGCGCATCGGCCATGTGTGAAGCCATGTTATGCTTAGGCTTTTCCTTTATTAGATTAGGGTTCGGATCCCATTGATAGGCATCTAGGCAAGTTAGAGCCTGTTTGCACTCCTGATCTATAAAGAGGGTTCCATTATCTACAATGGCTGCAACATGTCCGATTCCATCTAGTACGGACTTCTTAGCATTGATAGTAGAGATGTCATAGTTCTGCGCAAAGTCAAATCGTGTCTGCTGTGCGGCCGAGTCAATATAGATATAGTCTATATCCCATCTATCGATCAACTTCTGTATCTCAACAGCGTGTTGTTCTGTAGTTCTCTCGTTATTAAGATACTCATCTACTAAGTAGTATTGCTCTGCACCCCAATCATAGGCGATTACACACATTGCTGTCGGGTCTTTGAAACCTACGTCCAACCCCGCGAACACGTCCATTTTACTAGTATCAAACTGAGACAAATCCTTTACGTTAGTCTCAAAGTCGAAACTCCATATCTGACCTTGATAAGTATTAAAGTCAGCTTCATACTCTTGTTTGAATTCTGCCTCTGACATAGACTTACGCGCCTCTGATATGTCTGATTCCGACATACGGGGGTTGTCTCTATACGTGGCTCTGATAGATACCCATTCAGGGAACTCATCAGAAAAGCCTCTGTAGAAGAACTCGGAGAACCAGTTGTTGCGACCCCGTGGCGTGGAAATAAACAATGCTTTTGAATTCGGTTTATCTAGTGTGGGTCTTAGTGCTACATTGAAAGCATCTTTGCCATCTGCTAGTGCTGCTTCGTCGAATATAATAAGATCGTAAGAGCGACCAACACAAGAGTCAACTTGGTTTACAGAACCCATTCTCACCGTAGAGCCATTGGATATTTCTATGACTTTGTCTTTTGCATTGTCCTTTGTTACTTCTAGATCAAAGTGTTTAATTAATGTTCTTTGTAAATCGAAGGAGATTTGGGAAAGCGCGTAGTTGGGTGACATAATGAGAATATTAGAGCCTGGAACTAAGGAAACTAGTTGACCAATAATATTAGCTATATAAGTCTTTCCCTGTCTACGAGATACAGCTGCGCATACAAACCTATACTTAGGGTTATTAATAGCGTTAATAATAGCTACCTGTGAAGGTAGGGGTGTAACCTTTAATAATGCTAAGTACGGGTCTATTGGGAGCTTTATAAACTTCTCTTCAGCCCCTAGTTCAGCTATTTCAGTAGAGATTATATCTCTGCGACTTATTTCTATTGCCATGTTATTCTCTTAGTAGGGTGGTGAGGGAAGGGAGTCGAACCCTCCGCTAGAGAGCGCCCTCTCTTAAGGCCGTGCACTTTGCGTATGTGCCCTTCTTTCTCACCATTGATCTTATTACGAAAGTTCGTGCGTACCGCGCTTTTTATGTCCGTTCCACGCTGCGAAGCCAGCCGCACGTAGCGACCAGAAGGCAAGATAGTTTAATACTTTAAATCCATTTACTTCAATACAAATGTCACGGAACAGTGTGTCCATATACTCTTGATCAACAGGTCCGATAGTGCTACCATCCTTGTTCATAAGGGTAGCATATTTATATCCATAGTCATGGACTAAGCCGCCCATTAGGAGTACCCCTACAGGGGAAAGGAATGTTGCTAAGAACTTAGGTACTGAGGCTCCATCGAATTCAAAGCCATTTGGAATTATATAATCAACCCCGCCCAAGCTATAGTGAAAGTCTTCACAGATTTGCCACTTGCGAGTAGTTAAGAGCCACATCAGTATGCCCTTCCAAAAACCTTTACTTGCTGTCCCAATAGGAACAGGCTGCATCTTAGGCATAGAAGAGTACTTAAAGTCTACTCTAGTCTCTTGTTCTCCTTTATCCAGTTTATTTACAACGAAGCCAGCAATAACTAATATTCCAAGCACTGTCCATTGCCAAAAAGTTACAGCTAAATCAACTAACATTTCCATCTTATTTTTTTCCTATCGCTTCTTTAGCATAGAACGCTGCTACGATAGCGGCTACGGATACGAAGTATGTAGGTGCCATATCACCTAAAATTTTCGCTGCATTAGACAGCCCTACAAGTTCCGCTATTACTACTGCGAAGGGGTAAAGAAGCATCCCTCCTAGTGCGAACCACGCCATGTTCCTTTGCGCGTCTCGCATTGCATCCTGGTCTTCAAGCTCTTTGCGTCTTGCTTCAAGATACATTTTGTGTTCTTCATCAGATATTTTGCCATCACCATTAGTATCAGCGGGATGTAAATCTGTCATTCTTCGTCTTCAAGTTCTTTTAGTAACGCTGCATACTCTTCGTCGCACTCACAAGGGTCGCACTCACAAAAGTCACATTCTTCAGATTCTTCTGGTACACCTTGTGAAGCTAGTGCTTCTTCTTTGGTAGCGAACTTAAATAGTTTTCCATCTGCGTCTCTGTAACACCATGCACCTCGTTTTTCAAATAACTCAATCATACTTATCTCCTATACTTGGCTAGTCATTGTAGCCAGCGTTACTACTAACCCTGCTAGGAATACGATGATTATTCCACCCATAGATAACATTCTGCTGTCTATGCGTTGAAGGCCTTGTTCAATATAATCGAGTCTGGTAAAAGTTGTCTTCCACCGTTCTTCGTTTTGAACTTCAAGTGTAATGAATTCACGCTCAAGACTATCAACCTGTCTAGAGGTTTCCATAAACTGTGCCAGATATGCTTTATTAGGCTCCATCGGTTCCATTTAGTAGTTTTTCCATAAGCTTACCATAGTTACCTTGTCCGAAAGGCACAGACTCATTGAGCTGTATATTCGTTTGGTTCTTGATAGTGCTTCCTTCTGCTTTGAGCAGATCAGCTTGCGCTTTAATTTCGTCCATGCGCATCTTATGCGCCATCTGCAATAGGTCTGCTAAATCCTTACTAGAGTATACACCAGTCTCCTGAGCTTCTTCTAATTTGGATGCGATCATTTCATCTAACAAGGAACCGATATTATTTTTATTACGGTAGCCCATATCTAAGTATACTGTATCAATATACCTTTTCACTTCGCGCTTATTAAGGACTTCAACTACCTGTGTTTCTGCTACTTGAAGATACTCGCACACGCCGCGAATATTGCCATACTGAAGATAACTATTCGCTATCTCTAGTCCTTCTGGGGATATTGTGGTTAATTCTTTTGCCATGATACAGATTATACTCAAAGTGAGGTTCGTTGTCAAGATTTATTTTTGCAAGGTATTAGTCCGCAAGCGGGTTATCAAGTGCTCTTTGTAATTTGTCTGAGATACGTTTTTCAAGTTCATCCATGTCTCTAGTGACCTTAGTTTGCAAGTCTGAGATTCGTGTATCGTTAGACTCACGCAGTCTGCTAGCTTTAGTATCGTAATCAGTTTGTAGAGCATCACGTTTAGCCTCAAACCGCTCTTCTGCATTCTGAATGGTATTGCGAATACGCTCTTCAGATTCTCTAACCTTGTCTTCGACACGATCAGCTTGTTTCTCTATTCCTAGTATGTCGTCTCGTAAGCCACCTTTGATATCGCGGGTGTACTCTATTGCAGCATCTAGTTTGCTTTCGATAATTTTATTACGTTCTTCTATCTTAGCTGTATCTATGTTAGACACGACTTCAGCCATATCTGTGTAATCCTTGTAGAACTCAAAACCAGCCCATGTGGCACCACCAAGTGTGGATAGCGCGGTAAGCATTATCATCATCTTACCGCCTTTAAAGGTCATCCCTCCAAACTCAACTTCTGCCATATATCCCCTTTTTCTTAGTTCTCAAACGCTAAGCGTTTTAAATTCTCTACCTCTTGTGTTAGTTTTTGTACCTCTAGTCGTTTTTTAGTTAGTTCTAGCTGATAAAGTGTGTTACAATTTAGTCTTTCTTTTGGTGCCCCTATGGGTATTGTTATCTTAGCGTAAACACCTATATCTCGCATATTGGGGGTGTTGTACGAGTTAAAAGAAGTTGCTTCCTGATTATGAGGACTACTGCCATCTTCTTTACTAAGCAGTCCCACGACCCCGAACTCCACATTAGTGGACGCTCCTATAGCCATCTGGCAGTCTAGTTGTCCCGCCCTAAACTTATCTGATTGATAGCTTTGAGAAGAGTTAGGGATAGCTAGGTTCAAAGAATTAGACTGTCCCCAAGACTGGTAGCTGGTAAGTAGTAGTAGTACTATTAAATATTTCAATATAAGTCACTTTAGTTTTGAACAAATTCTTGAAGACACTTGGCTGGCCTGAACCCCTCCTGCTAGTATCTTAGAACGTGAACAGATATATCTAGCAAGGCCTACGTCTTTCTCGCGTAGGTAAATGGGAATAAATTTCCGGTCTAGGTAAGGTACATACATAACATTTGCGATACCTGCTCCGGCAAATGGAAGGCTATTCCATTCCTCATCAAATACTTTTATTTCGTAATAGCTTATCTCTTCTCTACTATTAAACAGTAACATAGTAGTTTGTACTATGCCTGGTGAGTAAGAGCTCTCCCACTCAGGATAGGTAGGAGTGAACTGATGGCTACTTGCGTAACCACTCAGTCCTAGTAGCATAGTAAATATTAAAGTGCGATGCACTCTGCTTCCACGACTGCATTATAGTTGCCAGAAGGAAAAGACTTGTCATAGCCATATACAGCTGTAGACTCAGCTTTAAACCACGTTGAGCCAGCTATAGTTAAATCAAACTCTGAGTAGTTGTTGTACACAACTTTATCTGTATCATAAGCAGACATCAACGCATCACTAACTTCGCCAACGCTAGTTGTTCCAGTCCAGGCAACAACATCGTTCAATGAAGGGCTGGCTGAGAAGTCGTTAGGTGTTGCTATTACTGCTTTGTAATAGTTAGCACTTACCACATCAAAACGAATAATGGGAACAACTCCACCGTCTGCTGGAAGCGTACTAAGCTTGCTTGGAGTAGGGTTTCCATATACTCCGTTGGTTTCAGTAGTAATCACACATTTGGATTCTACGTTACCGCTAATTGGTACGTTTTCGGCAGATGCCGGTATTACGATCATTGCTGCACTAAGTGCAAGTAGAGTTTTATTAAACATAAGTTTAGTCCTTCATTTAAGGCTTTGAGACTAGGTTATTAAATTGGGAACTTACCATTTTCTCGTGTAGTAACTGTTGGGCAAAGCTAACGCGCTTTGCAGTATTATTATCAGGTAACTGCGTATCACCATAAGTAAGAGTCTCTTTATACACGCCTCCTGGCATCGTAGTGTAATAGGCTCCAATATAGTTATTCATTGCTAGCAGTAACTGGGCTTGGGCAAGTGCTTGAGCGGCTAGTAAGCTAGTATTTATGCTACCTAGCAGTACTTCAAGTCTTTCTTTTTTCTTGCCATCTTTCTTCTTCAACCGCTGTCTTTCTTCTTCATCTTCGTCGTCTAGGGCTGCTTTCTTTTCTAGCTCTAATCTAATGAACTCATCTTGCAAAGGGTCTACTATTTCTATTGCTGGTAAAGCCACAACAGGAGCTACATACTCTGCACAACTTGGATCTACTTGAGGGTCAACGCACAAGTCATATTGATAACTATAGATAACCGTAGCATCTGTTACGTCACCAGTACCTGTCCAGGAGATCGAACCATCTCCCCATGCCTCTAGTGGGATACTGCCTACAGGTATTACTCTGTTTATGCTATTCCCAGGAAGTCCTGACCAATCGTCAACACTTCTAAATATATATCCGTCACCTAGTGCATTTTCATTCTGTACACTAACTAACATATCGTCTTCTGTAGCTTTAACAGTGGTGTAGCGATATACTACACCATTAACAGTTAAACCAGCATACTCTGGAAGTATGTTGGTCATTACCCAGTTATAACCTGCCGAAGCTGCGTTTGTGCTTTGCTCGAAGGTTATCTCAGAGTAAGAGCAGGAGGAGTAAGCTAGCAACACCGGCACCACCAAGCATAGTCTTCTTACCATCTGTCATCTCCCTTTCTACTAGTTCAATCTCTACGGGTTGTTTATCCCCGTTGGTTATCCAAGCAGCTTTTGCTTCGGCCCCTATCATACCGTCGAAAGGACAAGGTGTTCCAGCCATCATCATTGCATCAAAGACTCTTTGGTCTTGACACATAACCGATACAGCCGCTACCTTCATGCCCATGTCGAACAAGGTCTTAGCATTCTTTAACTTTTCACAGTTCATATCTCGAACAGTACTTCCTGCTGAGATACCAAGTATTTGTGTCTGTACTGCACCCGCTATACCAACTGTACACAAGTCTGAATTAGATATGTTCATAGTTGGTGTAATCGCTGAAGGAGGTGGAGATTTCAACGTGGTTGTGTTTCTGCTACTTGTATCAACTGTGCTTTCTGTTACAATGGGATCTGTTTGCGCAACTGCAACTGATGAAACCATTAAAAGCATAAATAATAAGTTTTTCATTTGAGTACCTCTTTTATTGCTCCAATTATACGGGACTTTGATAGTTTTGTCAAGAGTTATTTTTCCATGCTGCTAGTGGTAGACTCCTAAGTTATTTATCCGAAATTAGTTAATATTTTCGTGTTCAAGGAAGCCGTTAGATCGAATGAGGCACTAGTAAGTTTCAAGGTATCTCCTGCTACGAAGGCACTACCGTTTACCGAAACATCCTCGCTGAAAGTTATATACACCGTCTTATCTGGAGCAGGATTATTAATCGTTTCAGTAGTACCTGCTAGTACATCTCTTACTTGAGTTGTCCAAGTAGTCCAATCATCTGCTATTATTATAGAGCATAGGAAGTTAGCACCTTCATCGAATACAACTTTCATATAGTCAAGGTTTAAGTGATACTTGTAGGGGTATCCCGTCCAAGAAGTTCTATTAGTACTAGCCTCAAGCCTAGCAGTACTTTTGCGATTAACTAGGTCAATATCTGTGTAAGTAAAGCTTCCTTCCCCTGCTAGAGTACTGTTTACTAGGTTTTCATGAGTAGTGAACCATTCTGCAGTGACATTATCTTCTTCTTTCCATACTTGATAAAGTGTAGCAGAGCCTGTAAAAACCTGACCGAATTCTGATAGAACTATAAAGTCATGGTCAGGGTGAAACTGCCTAACCTCACCACTGTTAGGCATACCTTGCCAAGAGTATCTTTCAACATTAGAACCTCCTGCTAGGTTGAACCCAGAGGTCATAATAATATTGTCGTCGAAGTTCTGAGAAGAGTTCTCAGACCATTCTAGTTGAAATAGTAACATTTAAATCTCCTGTGGAGTGATTACTTGGTTGCGAAGGCTGTATTGCATAGAAACAGCGGGGTCTGGATAAAAGGCTCTACGACCTTCTACCACAGGGTCTGCTACTAAACGTACTTCTTCTTCTGTTGGTGTATCCCCTGTGAAACTATCTGCAGGCATTGTTATAGGAAGGCTAGGTGCGATTAGGGTCAGTTCTACAAATAGGGTACGCGTCTCAGCATCCCAAGTTTCTAAAAGAACATTATAATTAAGGACTCTCATGAGGGCACCTCTGGCCATACCAGTGAATTAACATCTAGAAACTCTAGGTTATTACTAGGAAAGTCTCGTAGTACTTGTCGATAAGTTGTCCATTCTGTTACTTTCTCTGCTGTGAGGGGCGCATCTGCGATTTGTGTCCAGTCACAGGCAAGTAATAAGCCGTTTCTATGCCCTCGAAGTATTTGATACTGTAATCCCATAGCTGTATTTTTAAGGGCCAAGTTCTCTACCCAGGTTGTACCATTCCAGACGTACCAAGGAGATGGCCTAGTGGTTTTAGTAGCCCACTCTGACCCCGTCCAGTA